AACCGGTAGGCCACCAGCTTTTCCGCCGGCGCTAAGACGTAAACCTCGGCGGTAACCGGGCGTTCCTGCTCGATGTAAGCGGCCACCGTGGCGATCGCCTCGGCGTTGGGGATCAGGTTTACGTCACCGTCACGCACGAAGAACACCGCCACAGTGCCCGGGCCGAGCCACTGGCGAACGACCCAGGCGCGCGTCACGCCGGCCACCTCCAGCGCCCACGTTTCGTAATCGCTCTTGTTGCCGCCGTGGGGAATCACCCGGTAGGAGCGAATCACCCGACCGCGCAGCGTCTCGATGCTCTCCTGTTCGGTACCACCGGTAATGCCCGGGGCGGTCACGGTGAACACCTCGTTCACACCGAGCACCGGCGATACCAGGCGCAACTGGGTGCCGGCGGGCGTGTTGCCCAGCTCGCCGGCTTCCAGCGCCTCCAGTACCACGCTGCCGACGGCGGCGGTCAACTTCACCGAGGCCCGCACGCGAAACAGCACCTTGTCGTCGCGCTGCAGCAGCGTGCCGGCGTCGAGCAGCGCCGAAGCGCCGCCGGTAAAGGCGGCAGGCCCGGACGCCTTGACGGCCTCCAGACGGCCCCGCTTGAGGCGGGCATACGCCATCCGCAAGAGCGTTTCTTCGTCGGCGGTGTCCGGCAGGATTTGGTCGGCGATGTATTGCTGATGGCCATAGCGACCGTAGGCCGCTGCGCCCAGCACCCTGGCCAACACCTCGGCATCAGAGCGGACCAGCGCGCTACCGCCGGCCAGGTCGGACTGTGAGCGGGCAATCAGGGCGGGTAACGTAGGGGTTTCAAACGGCATTGATCACCTGCCATAGCGTGTCGAGTTGAATATCAATCAGCGTGCCGTCACGCAGGGTCAGCACGACCAGCATGTTGAGCCGGTCGACTCGGCGTGAAGCCGTTACCGTAACGGCGCGTATCCGGTCGTCTTCGTCCAGCCAGGCCAGCGACTCACGGGCGAACGATTCGGCGTCGCGCACCGTGTCATCGGTCAGCGTGCGCCGGCGCAACTGCCACAGCCGCGAGCCGATGCGGTCGCGCTCGACCGTGGGGAACGTGTCGCCCCACCAGCCGTAACGCTCGTCATCGTCCAGGACGTCGCCGTCCTCAGCGCGCCGCCAGGTCAACAGGCTGATCACCACGGCGCGCCGCCAGGCCTGTTCGGTGGCTTCGTCGGTGAATAGCTCCATGTCAGGCCCCTTTGACTGGGCGTTTGTCCGAGCCTTCATGCACGTGCAGCGAGGTGCTGACCTGGGCGGCTACCACGTCGCCGGCTGCTTCAATGCGGCCAGTGGTGCGAATCAGCGGCGTGTCGAAGTCCACCCCCGTCTGCGCCTTGATCTTGAGCGTCAGCGTCTCGACCTCGATCACCCGGCCGCGCTTGAAGTGCAGAAAATCGCCCTCGTCGGTGTACAGAGCCACCTCGCCGCTCTCCAGCGCCTGCAGGCGAAAGCGGCGGTCCGAGACGCACACAACCACCCCGTGCGAGCGATCGCCGCCCAGGAACAGCGCCACGGCCTCAGCGCCGGGCTGCGGGTTGGAGGTGAAGCCGTAGGGTTCGAAGTGCTCCATGCCATCTTTCACTTCGTCGGCGGTCAGGCGCATCTGCAGACCCTGCAGCTTGCTGCCGGCATCGACCAGGGCGACGACGCCCCGGGCAATAAGATTTCTAAGAGGCTTCATTGGCTGGGCTTCCAGTCGGCGGGAATCAGGTATTCGAAGTTGTCGGCCTTGCCGCCCTTCTTGAGCTTGCGGGCCTTGTGCGGGTCTTTCGGTTCGGGGTCGAAGCTCTCGGGCGGGGCCACCACGATGTTGGCCACGGTGCCGGCGTCATCGAGCACGTATTCGATTTCACTGATCAGCATGTCGCGGTCGATGCCGATCAGCGGGTCGACCACCCGCACCACCATGTTGGCCAGCCACAGCGCGCCGTTGGACTGCCGCCACCCCTGCACCTTGTAGCTCAGGGTCATCGCCTTGCCCATGCGGCTGCCGCGCTCCCAGTTGGCCCGGGCCTGTGCCAGCTCCGGGGTCATCTGGCCGCTCTCGTGAATAAGCAGCACGCGGTTGCGCGTGGCCCGAGGATCGACCACGCCGGACTTGACCTCACTGGCCTCGACCCCGAACGCGGTGTTCGATCCCGAGCGCTGGCCCGTTACGCGGTACTCGGAAAACACCCCTGAAAAGTCCAGCTCGGCGCTGCCGGTCAAGATGTTCTCGCCCAGCTGCAGGCGATCGACCGCCCGCCCCGCGCTGCCCGGGCGGATGATCACCACCCGGCCTTGTGCGTCATCGGTGGAAAGCAGCCGGGAAAGGGTCAACAGGCGGTCGATCGACTCGAACACCGTTTCCCCCGGCTCAATGCTGTGATCGCTCAGCTGCGTGGTTTCCGGCACCTGGCTCAGCACCTTGACCTTGTAGGGTTCGGCCAGCGACTGGACGATCTTTTGCACGCTCTGCCCGCGCCACTGCCCGGGCTTGTTGACAGCCGAGCTGTCGACCAGGTCCGCCGTCAGCGATCGGCCAGTGACCGAGCGATCGACGGTCTTGCTGTCGTACCTGATCGGCGTGGAAAAGACCCAGCCAGTCAGCACCAGGTCTTCACCGATCCGCACTTCGCAAAAGTCGCCCTGCCGCACCGGAATTTCTACATCTTGCCCGGGCCAGCGCCACGTCACGCCCAGGGTGAAATCGCGGCTTTGCCGCTCAATCCCGGCGCTGATGCTGACTTTCTTCCAGCCGCGATAATCCAGGCCGTTCACGCTCAGCGTGACAGCGTTCATGTTGTCCATAGGCTTACTCTTGAGCGATGGCCAGCGGCCCGGCAGGCAAGAACCCCGGGTGCTGCACTTTGTTACGCGTAACGATTTCCGAAGCGCGGGTAGCGTCGCCGTATTGCCGGTAAGCCAGCACCACCGCCGGCACGCTCTCACGCGCCGTGACAACGGTCAGGCGAACCCCTGCGCGGGCCACCTCAGTCAGGTGCGCCCGCACTTGCTTGCGCACCACCTGCAGGACCTCGAAATGTTCATGCGGCGCAACCTGGCCGGCCGACCACAAAGCCGCCTCGATCGCGTCGCGCACCGCCACCACGTCGGCAGTGACCGGCACGTCAGGGCGCTGGATAGGCGCGATCGCTTGCTGCTCCAGAGACGGGAAACCGCTCAGAGGCTCAGGCGCGCGCACCACCGGCATGGCTGCTGCAGTACGCACGGCCAAAGCGATCAGCGCATCACGGACCAGTTCGCGGGCGGCATTCACCACCTGCGCCGTGGCCGTGCCGCCCAGCACGGCGGTGACGCTGTTACCCGAGCTGCTGCCGCTGCTCGCTGCCGCCTGCAGTACTTCGGCAGCCAGCAACTGAGCCTGCTCAATCTGCGCCGTGATCGCCCGCGCCGAGTCGGCGAAGCTGGCGAACTCCGGTTGCTGCTCGGGCAGCGCTGCGACCGTGCGGGCAAACTCGGGGTCGGCCTCCAGACTCGCGGCGGTTGCCGACGAAGCGCTGTCGGTTGCCCCCCAGCGGTAACCCGACGACCGCGAGCTGCCGCCGACACTGGCGAACTGCCCTCGGATCATCGCCGCGAAGTTGCCCGGGGCATTGATCAGCATGTCCACCAGCGCTTCAACCGAGCTGATCAGGCCGGTGATCTGGCGCAGCTCGGCAGCGATGGCCATCTGAATGCCAGCGATACCGTTCTGCAGCGCCACCACCGCCAGGCGCGCCCGATTGACCACGGCCATGACCGCCTTGTAACGGGCGATCGCCGATTCCAGCAGGCTTTCGGATGAATCCTCCAACTGGCGCGCTGTGTTCGGCACGCCTGCAGGAAAGCCCTTTTCGCCATCCTCGACAAACATCAGGCTAAACCGGGCCATGCCCCCTTCCCGGCGCTCATGGCTAACGTCGCATTCGGTGGCCGTGGCCATCAGCCGCCCATACCACGGGTGGATAAGCTCCCCGGCGCCGGGCTTGTCCAGCGCATTCAGCAGGTTGTCACGCAGCTCAATGAACTGCTCGCCGATCACGAACGCTTCAAGCTTGATCTCGCGGGTGACGCGGCCCATGTCTTCCACCAGCGGCTTGTCTCGCTGGGGGTACTCATGAACCTGCGTGCGCCGCCCGGCGGGCATGCTGTCGCTGTCGACAAAAAACGGCACCCCCCGAAAGGAGGCCGGGTGCAACTGATCACGCCACGTTGTCATCCCTCACCCCTTCCTAACGATCGGTAACCCACCTGCGGACTGACCTGCAGACCTGGCTGATTGGTTTGCCCCTGTTCCACGCGCATGCCCGGCGGCGCGCCCTCGAAGCGCACCACCATTGAGCCTTCGAGCTGGGCTTTGTTGGCCCGCCCCGACTGCTCGACCAGCGAACCCCGCGACGCCGGCAAGCTGCCCGGCGTACCTGCCTGCTGGACCAGTGATGGCCCGCCGGCGGGCGGCGCTTGCGGGGCCATCAACCCCGCCCCGGGGAAGCGCACCTTATTGGCCGTCAAAGCCGGTACCAGGAACGGGTCTTTACTGCTCGGGTCACGCGGGTCATAGGACACCGCAGGCAACGGCGCCGGCTTGGCGATCGGCACCGGGGCATTCTTACCCAGCGGCATTGGCGGGAACGGTGCCGCCGGCGTCCGTAGCAGGCTGGCCGCACTGGTGGCAGCCGGCATCAGTTGCACCGGCTGAGCCATCGGCTTGACCAGCGCCCCGGCAACCGGCTGCGCCTCGCCGTTACGCGCCTGCTGTTGCTCGGTCCACGCATTGACCTTTTGCGTCGCCGCCTGGATCACCCCGCCGCCGTCCGAGTCAAAGCCCATGAACTTCATCATGGGTTTAACGATCGGGCGCAGCTTGTCCCATAGGCCTTTGAAGTAGGCCGTAATCGGCTCCCAGTGCTTGACGATCTGGCCCAGCGGGCTGAAATCAAACATGCTCCCGAGGAACTCCAGGAACGGCACGGACAACGCTTTAACCAGCCCCCAGAGGCTGCCAAAGAATTCGCTGATCGGCCCCCAGTTGTTAACGATCATCCCCAGCGGGGTGAACGCAAACAGGGTTTTCATGAAGCCCATGAAAGGCACAGCCAGCGCTTTGACCAGCCCCCACAGGCTGCTAAAGAAGCCCACCAGTGGCTGCCAGTTGGCCACGATCTGACCCAGCGGCGTCCAGGCGAAAGCGGACTTCATCCACCCCCACACGGCCATCGCCGGCCCCTTGATCATGTCCCACACTTTTTCGAAGTACGGCCCAACGGTCGACCAGTTCGCGATCAGTACGCCGGCGGCCAGCGCGACACCGCGCACCACCAGCCCGATCGGACTCATGCTCGCCACGCCGTTCATCAGTGCCAGCGCTGCAGTAGCGCCGGCGGTGGCCAGACGCAGCACAGTGAAGCCCACCGCGGCGCCGAGCACGCCCTTGATCAACCAGGGGTTAGCCGCGGCTAAACTGGTGACGCCAGACACGATCGGGCCAATGGTCGCCATGAAGTCGTTGAGCGGCGGCAACAGCACCGTGCCGACGCTGATACCCAGGCGGGTTACCCGGTTCATCAACAGTTGCATGGCGTTCTGCGTGGTCGCTGCTCGAGCGGCATACTCGCTGTTCATGGAACCTGCGTATTCGCTCGCGTCCCCCACCGACTTAAAGTTCTTCTGCAGGGTGGGCAAGCTGGTCAGCAGCGGCGCGATCGCCCCCACCGATTCCTTGCCGAACAGATTGGTCAGCACTGCCGCCTGCTTGCTTTTCTCGACCTTGGCCAAGGTCTGCAGCACGCGGGTGATGGTGCCTTCGCTGTCGGTCTGCATCCCCTTGGCCATCTCGTTGGCGTCCAGGCGCAGCGCCTTATAGGCCTCTTTCTGCGATTTGGTCGCCGCCGTGCCGGCAGTCAGGGTCAGCATGAAGTTTTTGATGCCCGTCGCGGCTACGTCCTGCGCGATACCCACGCCGGCAAGGGTGGACCCCATCGCCGCCAACTGGGCCGCACTGACGCCGGCCACCTCACCCAGCGGGCCGATAGACGTCAGGATGTTGGAAATCTGCCCGGTGCTGGCCGCGCCGGTGTTGCCCAGATAGTTGATCTGGTCGGCCAGGGCTACCACCTCGTTCTGGTTCATCTTGAACGCGGTTCGCCACTTGGCCATCATCGAACCAGACTGTTCGGCGGTCGTGTCGAAGGCTACACCCATCTTTACCGCGTCTTCGGCAAAGCGGTTGAGTTCTTCGCGGGCGATACCCGACTGGCCGCCGGCGGCGACGATCTGAGCAATGCCCTCGGCCGCCATCGGCAGCCGCTCGGACAGGCCCAACACGTCGTCACTCATCGCCTTGAACTGCTCGGGCGTGTCGAAGTTAACCACCTTCTTTACGTCCGCCATGGCGCTTTCAAAGCCCATGGCAGCCTTGATGCCCATCACGAACGGCGCCGCAATGGCACCGCCCTGCAGGGCTTCACCAAAGGTGATCTTGCCAAGCCCCGAGCTGTTCAGTTGCTTGCGCAGCATGGCCGCGTTTTTACGCACGCCGCTGAGCACCGGCGACAACTTGTCGACGCCGGTAATCAGGGCCTTTAGCTGGAATTTATCCGCCACCACCACCCCCAGTCAGGCTATGAATCCGCCACGCGTTTTCCTCACACTCAAAGAGCGTGTCGAGGGTCCAGCCCAGCGCCTCGCCCGGGGTGGTTTTCCACCACCAGGCAAGGTCAAAGGCCAGCTCGGTTAGGCTTCCGACTGATTCGAATCTTGGCGCGTGAAAAAACCCACGATGGCCCAGCCGATCTGGTTCAAATCGGTCAGGTCCAACTGGTTTACGGAGCTGGCAGGAATGCCGGCACAAACAGCGATGTACTTGGCCGCCACCTCGACTTCCATC